GGTCGAGATAGACAACGGCGGCGGCAGTGCGGTTTACGTCAAGCTCTACACCCACGCCAGCCCGACTATCGGCACGACCGTTCCAGACATGGTTCTAATGTGCCCCGCCAGCGTGAAGCGAAGCTACGCCTTCCCAGAGGGCATTGCGTTCGACCCGGCTGTCTCTATGGCATGCGTCACTGCTGGCGGCACGGCAGGCACAGGGGCACCGAGCGGCACGCAGAAGGTGTACGTCCTGGCAAGCCCGATAACGTAAGGGGGGAGTGATGGCAGGAAAGGCCCGCAAAGGGAAGGCAGGCGACCCACGCGAGGCGGCTTTTTTGGCAATGGAGCGCGACGGTGTAGTGACGGGCGACCTGGCAGAGACGTTCGACCCAGACGCCTACGTGAGATGGAGAGCCAAGAGGAAGTCGAAGTTCCGCAGGTCCCCGCAGAGCAAGGCGAAGAGTCGGCAGCAACGCTTCAACCCCAGGGGCGCCTACGACCCAGACAACACCGGAATGTTCAGGGGGAAGTGATGGCACAGGGCGACATTGAGCAACTCGACGTGAAGACCGACGAGCAGCGCGGCAAGTACGCTTGCGGCCCGGCGAAGGACACTCACAACAACCCGCTCTGCGCCGACAAGGCCATCAACTTCACCGCTGCCTCGCAGGAAAGGGGCAAGTACGCCTCCGGCCCCGCCAGGCGCATGGTCGAGCACGACAGGCTGCGTGGCTCCAAGTACGACAAGTCCAGAAACGTCCGCATCAAGCCAGAAGAGCTACGGGGACGTTAGTTGGCGGTTGCCTTCCCATGGTATATCGGCCCTAGCGACCAGCAGTCCTATGTCGAGTACCGCAAAGCGCAGCAGGAGCCCCCGGAAAGCTACGAGGGGCAGCGCAAACTGCTGGAGACCATCGTCACCCTGATTCGCCGAAACCCGGCGTTTCTGATGCACGACATGCTCTGGATTCGCAACAAAGAGGGCGGGCGGTCACGGTTCAACAACTGGACCTTTGCCCAAAAGCGCCTCTATCGAATCATCCGCCAGCAGCAGGCGAGCGCCAAGCCGGTCAGAGCCATCATCCTCAAGGGTCGCCAAATGGGCGTATCCACCGAGTGTGAGGGGCTCCTGTTCTGGCGCACGGCCTTCTTCAGAGACGCCACCTCGATGATTGTGGCCCACGAGGAAGACGCCGTAGAGAACATCTTCCGCATGTTCAGGCTCTACTACGAGTCACTGCCGCAGGCATTACAGCCAGCGACTGAAAAGTTCAACCAGACTGAAATCGTCTTCGACAACCCAAACGTCAAGGGGCGCAAGAAGGAGCCTGGGTTAGGCTCCCGCCTCATTGTGAAGACAGCTGCACTGGGCGGCACCAGCAAGCGGATGGCCGGAAAGGGCAGGTCAGGCACCTACCATGCGGTACACGCATCCGAGGCAGCGTTCTGGTCAGAGCCGGAGAGGTTTTGGGGTGGTATCCAAAACGCCGTGCCGAAGGAACCGGGCTCGTTTGTGCTCGTTGAGTCCACGGCCAACGGTCACGGCAACTGGTTCCACAAGTTCTGGCGTGAGGCGGCGCGTGGCTGGGAGATGGTGAGGGGCGAGAGTGGCAAGCTCGAATGGGTGATGACAGACCCAAGAGCGTCCAACTCGTCCTACCTGCCCATCTTCCTGTCATGGATGGAGCACCCGAAATACCGGGCTGAAATCCACAACGGCGACGACCCGGCAGAGCACGCCTACTACATGAAGCACCTCGACAGCGAGGAAAAGAAGCTCGTTGACCGCTTCGGAGCCGAGGCAGAGCAACTGGAGTGGCGCCGCCAGGTACTGGCAGACGAATGCGCTGGCTCGCTCAAGTTGTTTCACCAGGAGTATCCGACCACCCCCGATGAGGCATTCATCACATCCGGGCGGGTGGTATTCGACCTCCAGGCGCTCGACCGCTCCGAAGACCGCATCCTCAAGCTAAAACAGCCTCGAAGATGCTTCATCGAGTGGGACGGAGAGCAGGCGATTCTGACGGACAGCCCGGACGGGCCAGTCAAGGTGTTTCACCCACCAGAACCCGGAGTGGCCTACTCGATTGGCGTGGACGCCTCCTACGGCAAGCCCAACGGCGACTTCTCGTGCGCCCAGGTGATACGAAACGACACATGGGAGCAGGTTGCCATCCTCCATGGCCGCATTGAGCCTGACCTGCTTGCCCACGACGCCAACGCCCTGGGGCGCTACTACAACGAAGCCATGATGGTGGTTGAAATCGAAGGCCCCGGCATCCACACGGACGTCAAGTTGGGCGACCTCGACTACTGGAACAGGTATCGGCGCATCAACATCGAGCAGGTCAGCAGCGCCCCTCAAGCGGTCTGGGGCTGGCGGATGAGCCAGAAGACGCGCGCCAATATGGTCGCAACACTCAAGGCTGGGGTCAGAAGCGGAGAGTTGATTCTCAATGACCCGCAGACTGTTTCAGAGATGCGCGAATGGGTGCTTGTGACCGGACACACCGGGCGAGCGAAGGAACAACCAGCTGACCCTTCGCATGGCCACGACGACAGAATAACCGCCTTGGGTATTGCTCTCGTCGGCGGCGTTATCGAGAATGGCCACGGCGGAGCTTTGGTCAGTAAGACTGAAAACAATGGCGGGCGGAAGGAGAAAAATCCATTCCGTTCCCGCCCCATTTTCTCGGACTGGTCCGAGGGGTCTCACGACGTCCTCGGGTCGATGTTTTAGACAAGGAGAAGGCAGATGGCCTACGGCAAAGGTAAGAATAGCAGCCGGACGTTCCCAGCAAAGAGCCCCGGTACCGATTCCACCCAGAAGAAGTACTCAAGCGGCAGCAACAGTCCGGCCCTGGGCGGCGGGACTGGCAAGGGCGTTGGCAAGTACAGCGGCGCTGTCAAGACTTCCGGCAAGCCCTAATGGGTTTGGAGGTTATGGCGGCTTGCGTCGCCTTCCTCTCGGCAAGCCTTGTTCTAATCGTCTGGCGTGTAGTCTCGCAGACCCCTCTTCAGAGGGAGCAGGACCACGCCATGCTTCTGGGCGTGCTTGAGCGGTACCGGGCGGAGTCTGCGGTGGAGGTAGCCCACGCAGACGCCATCAGGGAGTCGTCTCGGGTCGCCCAGACGCAGGTTGACGCCATCGAGGTGTTGCTGTCCGAGGAGTTGAGCGAGCAGCAGCGCCAGGGCTTTGCTGGCGATGTGGCAATGGCTCGTGCGGCCATGGTTCAGGTCGGGCTCGACCCGGAGGACGATGACGACGTTGAGGCATGGAACAGCAGACTGGGGCTAAACTAGCGTGGCCAGTAACGTCACGCGCATAAGGAAGCGAACGGAGGCTGCGGACGACGTTGCGGCGGAGGTGATGAACCACGTCGCAGAGTCCAAGCAGATTCAACAGTCGTCCCGCTGGGAGTGGTACGACGCCGTTGCATTTGTGCGTGGCGACCAATGGACCTACTGGGACCCAGGTGCCCGCCGCATGAGGCGAAGACCCGCTTTACCGTGGCGTGTGCGCCTCACCGACAATCAGACCCTGCCGCAGATTACGATGCAGCGAGCTCTGCTCACAGAGCGCATCCCGGCATTCCGGGCGATGGCTCGCACCGAGGAAGAGGGCGACGTTCTCGCTGCGCTCGGCTTCGAGGCGCTGCTCATCTACCACTGGGACAGGCTGGACCTCACCGACAAGCTCGGAGACGCCCTAGATGCTGCGCTCGTGACGGGCAACGGCTTCTGGCGGGTGTCGTGGGACGCCAACGCCGGGGTGCCGGTTCAGGTGCCGCTGCCGGTAGGTAGCGACGTAGCCGGGGCGAAGGACGCGCCAAAGGCCGAGGAGCCCAAGGGCGACGAAGCCCAGATGGACGACTTCTTCATGCCCCTTGGCGCAGAGCCCACCGAAGAGACGGTCTTCACCGGAGACGTCAGCGTCCAGGTGGTCAGTCCGTTTTCGATGCACGTCGACACGGTGGCTCGCAGTCTCTCCGAGGCCCGGTGGGTCTGCCAGGAGAGCTTCGTCCACATGGACGTGCTGCGGGACAAGTTCGGAGCCAAGGTTGATAAAATCAACCCGGACGTGGGGCCGCAGGAGTACTACAACTACGAGCAGCACCTGCGCTTCGACTCTGGCTCTGCGAACAGCATCAGCGACGACTTCAAGAGCCGGGTGAGGGTTCTCGAGTTCTGGGAAGCACCCTCGAAGAAGCATCCCAGCGGGCGGGTGATTACGGTTGCGGGCGGCATGACCCTCGACGCCAG